ACCGCAAATCCTGTTAATCCGGCACTGCTTGCTCGTAATGAGAACAAGCTGGAATTAACAAAGACACTGACCACAGACGCTGAAATTGTTAAGCGTAATTGGTTCCTGATTGACTTCGATCCTAAACGTCCCTCGGGGATATCATCTACAGACGCTGAGTTGGAATCAGCGAAAATCAAAGCCGGAGAAGTTGTTGATTGGTTGACTTCTCTGGGGTGGCCAGAACCCGTTCAAGCATGTAGCGGTAATGGCTGGCACGTTATGTACCGAGTCGATGAGCCGAATGATAAGGACGCACTTGCGGATTTTGAATTCGCTCTGAAAATGTTGTCGTCGATCTTTTCCGATGACAAAGTTGATGTTGACACCACCAATTTCAATGCCGCCCGCGTATGGAAGGTTTACGGCACGGTATCCGCTAAAGGCAACGACACTGCTGACCGACCATGGCGTCTTGCTGCCCTTACTGCGATTCCAAAAGAATTCCATTACGTCGAACGCCAGCTGATTGAGACACTTGCACGTGCTCTCAGGGATTCTCGATCCGACGAGTATAAAGACTCGACCGGTGAGTACATCCAAGATATGGTGAAGTGGCTCTCCGACCGAGGGGTGACAGTAGCCTCTGGCCCTCGTCCACTCTTCGGTCACGATGGTCAGAAGTGGGTCCTGAACCATTGCCCATTCGATCACAACCACAAGGGACCTATCGTTGGGCTGGTGAATAATCGCCCAGTCTTTCGGTGTCTGCACCACTCTTGTGCCCAGTACCGGTGGAAGGAGTTTCGTGAAAAGATCGACCCCAATTACCGTGACCCGGATGATGTACAACGTCGTCTAATTGAATGGTGTCAAGGTAGTCAAGAGGAAGTGGACCATGAATTGGTCCAATCTGCATGTGCGACTGGTAATAAGCTTGACAAAATCTTCGGTAAGCTCAAGAAAGAAGTACCACGGGGTCGGTTTCTTATTCTCGAAGAAGCTGTTAAGGTCGAGCGCCGCCGATACATGAAGGAAGTGATTGGTGAGAACAATGAGAAAGGCAATATTGTCGGGCTCATCAATCGGATCAGGTCGTATCAGTCAGAAGGAATCGTACCGTGTTATTGGACAGCTGACTACGATCAGCGGGTCCGGGTCGGTGATATTGGCGATATCTATGCCGAGAAGTTGGAGGAGAAGCATGAAATCGGGCTCATGGTCAAATTCCACTCTGCCGGAGACATCTGGGTCAAGCAGACCCATTGCGCCCAAGCCATCAGGCATATTGCCGCTGAATACTGTGTCAATCCACTCCGCATATTTCTCAAGCGGAAGACATGGGACGGGGTCAAGCGGCTTGACTCTTGGTTGCCGCACTACATGCGGACCAAAGACGATAAGTACACAAGAGCTGTGGGCCGTAAATGGCTCATATCCGCTGTGGCACGTGCTATGGACCCCGGTTGCCAAGTCGACCACATGTTGATTTTTGAAGGCAAGCAAGGTATTGGTAAATCCAAGGCGCTCCGCATACTTGGCGGTGACTTTTATTTGGAATACTCTGGTGGCATTAAGTCAGACGCCGCACAGAAAGATATGGTTCACTCGATCATCGGGAAGATGATTGTTGAAATGTCTGAATTGGCCACCATCCGTAAATCTGAAATCGAGACGCTGAAAGCACTGCTCACAAAGACACACGACGATCAGCGGCTAAGTTACGAGCGGGATTCGAAGTGCTACCCCAGGACGTGTGTGTTCTCTGGGACCACCAACGAGACAGACAGGCCATATATTGCCGACGCGTCTGGGGCTCGCCGGTTCTGGCCAGTGGCTGCAGGGGCTACCGGCCCCCTCCGCCTGGAGGAACTTCAGTCAGACACCGATCAGCTCTGGGCTGAGGCTGTTGAAGCTTACGAGGCCGGTGAGGATTGGTACTCGGTGCCCAAGGAATTGGTATTGGCTGAGCAGGAAATGCGCCAAGTCCAGCTCGAAGATTCAGATCCATGGTACATTAAAGTTCGTAACGCGCTAACTGATCCGGACAGCTACACGGAAGCACTGCACGCAATTCCGGAATATGCGCTCGGCAAGCCCACTGGAAACTTGATCATCCGTGCCGGGGCCATTGCGTCAATCTTGGGGATCGTCTTGCAGGTGGACAGTGCACGTCAAAACTCCGCCGATACTGCCCGCGTACAGAACATCTTGCGGGAAATCGGGTTCAAGAGAGTGCGACCCAATAAGGGGTGGATGGGAAGCTCAACCGCATATGACTTGACCAAAGATGCGTTACCACACCTTTGGTCATCAATTGAAGCCGCTGCTAAATCTGTGAAATTCCCGAAGAAGGAATCCCAGGATCAAGATTGATCTTTAGCGGCCATGATTTCGGTCTTCTTGTCCGACCCAGCGGAAGACCCGAAGTAATATGACAGCACCTGCTTGGATTCAGACACCAAATACCCGAGCACGGTGCCGATCATCCCGGCTGAAGTCACTGTGACGTGATTGGCTACATCACCCATAGCTACCAAGAATCCGAGCACGATGGTTGAGCCGACAACCATATACGCCAAAATTCGCGGGGTACTGTCTTTGACAGCCGATTCCCTCTTTCGTGCTGAGTCCAGGTCATTGAAGACCAGCTGCGACTCTTGGATATCGAGTTCGCGCATTCTGGTTGTGAATGCTTGCTCTGCATTTTTCAGTTGCAGGATCTGCTCACCAGACAATTGGCCCTGCGCGATGACTTGCTTGACCTTATCCAGCGTAGGTTGTTGGATATTGAGATGTCCGCCAATGAAGTCCACCGCAAGACCTGCGAAAGGGCCGCCCAAAGCGGTCGCCAAAGTTGGGGCTATTGCCTTCAGTGCTGCTTGCCAGTCCATGCTCACTCCTTAAGGGTAAAATACAGTCCGTCCACTTTTCGGTGCTTCTGTTTGCACATGGCACCACCCTTTGGTGGCTGAAGGATGTTCCATCCACAACCCCAATTCTCGAAGAATATTCAAGTTGGCCAAACACCATTCATCGAGTTCACCATCAGGATCGTATAGGTCACATGCTTGACCCGTCATATGTTTGGAATTGACAGCGGCCCCAGGCGTAGCGGCATTGACTTCGGGAGGACGCCAACCCGATGAAATTGGGCTCATAGACTCCGGATGGAGAGTAATGCCGATCCCATCTCGGGCTACCGCATCGAGCAAGGCATTCACTCGGTTGACTGTGATCTCAGCATTCGCTTTGATCGAATCAGTCAGTTCAAGGCGGTGAAGCATGATATGCTTCTCGAAATATTGCTCAGTAGTAATACGCATGTTATGACTCCAACTGTTTCAGTTCTGCGCGCAATGAGACTTGTTCTGCTTCAAGAGCTTGAAGGCGTGACAGATCCTGGGTAAGCATCGCATCAGTCATCGCCCGAATTTTTTTCAGATCGATATTCGCAAGGTCTGATTTGATTTGGTTGATACGGGAGGGGGCACCGACTGGTGATTGTGGTGTCGCGGATACCCAGTTCGATCCGTCGAATTGATCACCGACCTTGATGCCTGATGGGGCTTCATACCATAGTACAGCAATATCCTCGTGCACCTCGAACATTTGATCACCGACGAAGACCTCATGCACCAATCCTGGGACCGTGGGGACAAAGGCAAAAGTTTTCATGTCTACTCCTTACAACGAGCAATATTCTGTGATCACAACAACACCGCCACCACCGGCTCCGCCAGCTGCGCTAGTCCCAGCAATACCGGCACCGCCACCACCGGCCCCATAGGCCTGCCCCGATCCGCCTGTTTGAGTATCGCCTGAAGCACCTGCCGCACCACCACCACCGTAGATACTGTTGCCACCAGTACCACCGTGACCGACCAAAAATGCCCCGCTGGAAAAACCACCACCACCGTTACCACCACCACCGCCTCCGAAAGCAGCATATCCGCCCGAGCCACTACCGCCAACGCTGCCTGAAGTAATGGCCCAAGGACCGCCGCCTATCCAGTTACCGCCAACGCCGCCTGTAGCGCTGAGTAAAGCGCCGAAGCTGGTAGTACCGCCATTACCACCAATCCCTCCTCCAGATGACCCAGCAGTACCACCTGCACCGATTGTTACTGATTTGGATGCGCCGATAGTGGCTGCTGAATACAGTCCCATGGCAGCGCCACCTGCACCACCACCTGCACCACCACCACCTGCGGTGCCGCCCAGGGAGGCGCCACCCCCACCACCCCCACCACCAACAACGATGACTTCGGCGTACATCAAATGAGCGTCAGGAGTGTACGTACCATTTGATGTGAATATCTGGTGACGAACTGCCTTGATAGTAGTAGTTGCCGCGATCAAGTTTTGTACTTGACTGAGGCGAGGAAGGTTATTCCCGACCGTTGCATCTACACTTACTGTCACAGTTCCATCGTTGTTGAGAATAAGATTACCCCCGGCACCAACGAGAACAACAGGGTTCGAGCCAGTCCCCTGAACATAGGTTGTGCCGGATACGCTATCGAAGTAAAATCTTTGACTTCCGGCACTATCAGTGATCCAAGCATTAGTGACGTTGCTCAATTTACCAGTCAGCGCGGTATTGATATTCGAGATTGATGTGTCGATGTTGGTCAAGTGTGTTTGGATCGCCGGGATTGTCGTATACGTAGTCGTATTGACATCGTTCAACCAGGACGCGTAAATGACTGTGTTATTATCGACAAAAGTTGTTGACGCCATATGTGCCTCACACAGAAGGGTTAAAACCAGCAATGGCAAGCCCAGCGACAGCAAGTCCAGCGACTGCCGACCGAGCTTGGAGGGTATAGATTGTCACGAATTGGTTAGCGGGCATAGGTTGTGACCATTCGGGGGTCATCCGATCACCGACGTTGCGCACAAAGTCTTGAGGATGTCTGGGTTCCCAGTCTTTTTCGCAGACATAGTACCCCTGCCAATGCTTCTTCATCTGCGAAGATTTGTACTTTCGGCCACACACGTAACAAATTACGTTCCAACTGCCGAGTTCCAGGTAATCCGCTGCGCCCATTTCAATACTCCCAATCTATCATCAGACCGAACTTCTGCAATTCTGGAATCTGATGTTCACACCTCTCGCCGACATCATCACGGACGTTGATGCTTTCGGGGATGTCGATAGTCTTGACCAACGAATAAGCCGCTTTAGATGCGTCACATACTGTGTCACCAAGTCCGCACGCCACTGCCACGTAATCACCTGCAGTTACAAGACAATCAATTTCCTTGACTTCCCCTTCAATCATATGGGGGCCTTTGCCGAGCATGACTTCACATAGATGGAGGTTCTTATCTCCTTCAAGACCGTAGATCGGGTATCCGGAATGGTCCCGTCCTGTCGTTCTGGTCTTAGGGTAGTCACCGATCGGTATCACGATGCCGGTACACACTTTATCACGGACTTTAAGAGTGTTCTTGCCTTCCAGCAGATCACACATCCATTGGACCACTGACCCTTTATGGAGTGACATCTGAATATTGAACAAGGGCCACCCAGGCCGGGTGGTCCATTCCAGGGGCCGGGGGTCGCCCTTCTCGTCGATGATGAATGCCAAGTCGACGTAACCCGTATGTCCGATATAGCACAGATATTCTTCAAATTTTTTCAGGGTGTCGTTAAACAACTTGGATTCTTTGACATATTTCACCACCGTGCCTTGTTCACCGGTATTGCACCCGTAATTACTTGGCATTAGTTTCTTGTGCTCCCAGTTCTCACAGATATGGCCATTGAACCCAGACGGACCGATCCAGCTACCGACTGCGACCTCAATGCCCGGAACAAACTCCTGCAAGATAAAGTTGAACTTATTCTTGCCTTTTTTCTTCCAACTCTCCAACATGAATATCATGTCGGCAGCCGATGAACTAACGTACGACAAAGCTTTGTCCGCGTCACCACTCGGTTTCGACACGTATCGCTTCGGGTTCGATTTCACGTACTCGATCGCTTCGTTATATGTCCTGAATTCTTTGGAAGGCATGACTTTCAAGCCCCCTCGCTTCATGACCTCCATACCATATGCGCGGTCCAGTTCAAGGCGAGCCCCGAGCATATTTGTACCGAAGATAGGAAACCCCGCATCGTTGAACTTTTCAAGACCTCGCATTTCGTACGCATTGTCCGACAACACAATGATATCGGCCCACTTCATATGAGCATCCCAGTGGGGTACTCGGTCAATCAAGCCTTTGGCGATTTTCGATGGTGTGCCACCGTGAGGACGGATCCATTGGCGTACTTGGTGGCCCTCTTCCAGACAGCGGAGTCCAAAATCCACAAGAGCGCCATATGGATCTACCAGCAAGATATTCATAGTTCGTCCTCAATACGATTCGAGAAAGTTTGAGTCGCTACCGACGCAGCAACTTTGCTTGATATCATGATCCCAATGCGGTTGACCTCTTTCTTGGTAGGGTTTTTGCTGAGCAGAGACAGCGCGCGCTTTACGTCATTATCTAGCTTACCGATTTCCCCTGACCCCAGAAGCTTCCCGTGCTCAAGCATCGGCTTCAGTTTCTCCCAGTTATCACCCAACTTGGAGGGCGATGACCTGGACATATATTGACGAATTGCGTCAGGCATAGCTGCACGGCCCTTGTCATCGAGCATCTTGCCCACCATCTCGATGTTCTTTTTATTAGGTGAATTGAGAATACCCTCAAGTGTGCCGGTTTCAAACTTGCCTGTATTGAGCATGTTTGCGACCCGAGTTTGATATTCGGATGCTTGTTTGCTCACATTCTCCATAGCACGTGATCTTGCCTTACCAGCAGCAGCGTCTTGGGCAGTCAGAACATCGCGTGAAATTTTGGCCTCACCGGAGGCGATTCCCTTGGCCGCGCCTTCGGCCTTGGCACTGAAGCTCTTGAGGTTATCCAAGAAGGACTTGCCGTGATCGCTGATCCCGGCTTCTTTCATCCATTCCTGATTGTTAGGGTCATTCAACCAACGTTCTGTTTTCTTGACATCACCGCCGAATGAATGGAGCTTATTGTTGACGTGTTGTTGCGCCAGCCGTTTTACGGTTTCAGCATCATCACCGAGGGATGATTTCAGTTCACGAACCGATTGCGGTGATTTGAACAGCGAATCGCTCACACCCTGCGGATCGGTTGTAAGTTTACCACGGACATTGCTACTGGTCTTCATGACGCTGGCCACAGGACCGTCATCAAATGCCTCCAAGAGTTTAGAACCCTCGCGGTAAGACTTTTTGGCCTGTCCGTATGTCCCGGCCCAGTTCTCAACACCTTCTTTCAGAATTCGGCGCATTTTCAGCGCCAGATCCTTGCCGATAGCTTCGTACCCTTCAGGTGGACGACCTTTCGCAGCTTCACCGAGTCGGCGGATTTCGTCATCGACCAACTTGATATCGACAGACTGTGCGACCTTTTGGGTTTCAGGTACCGGGAATTGGACCTTGACCTCTCGAACACCTTGAATCTCGTCAAGAACCCGCTTGACTTGATTTTCCTGGTCTTTGCTCATGACACGACCAACATCGCCCATTTCGGCAGTAGGTTTAGTCAATGCCTCCAGCTGACCGATAGCCTTTTTACCAGCATCGGACTTGTCCCATGGGCGACCTTCTCGCTGTTCTGTGCGTGCAAAATCCAGAAACTCCGAAAACTTTTCATTATAAAGATCAGCACGGGCCTTCTCGACAGCCTCTTTGCGGGCCGTCAAAGTACCCATGATTTCACCGCCAAGCTCACTCGGTGGTGTAGGCTTCAATCCAGACAGTTCACCTGCTGCTTGGGCACTGGCTTGCTGCTGGGCTTGTTTTGCTTTTGAGACTTCACCACGCAACATTTGTACACGATTACGCTGCTCTTCCAATGTTTTTTGGTATTTGGCCTCTACAGCGGCTTTTTGAGCGTCGGCCTGGGCACGGCTGGTTGCCTGGGCGTCTCGGCTTCCCCGCAATACAGATTGTCCCACTGCAGTCTCAGCATCTCGGCTTGGTGCTGCGCCCCCCCGGAGCATCTCTTGAGCTTGTGATGGCAAAGGAGTTTCTGCAGACTTGCTGAGAACCCCAGAAGCACCTTTCGTCTTGCTGGCCAGCAGGCTCGACACGATTCCCTTGACTTTTTCAAGGGGGCTGGCGTCAGATGTACCGGTCCTAGCAGCGATTTTGCTAGGGGATACTGCCTTAGCCACTTTTGACGTACCAGGGACGGGGGCCATACCTGCTGCGAATTGAACCCCTGGTCCGAAACCGAGATCTTCAGCGCCTTTTGAGAGCACCCCTGACACACCACCAGCCAGTACCCCTACAGTGCCTTCAGCGGCTGCACCTGGAGGCCCTGCAGTGAGCATGCCTAATGTAGCACCTGTCAATCCCCCAGCGGTTGCCCCTTTTGCAGCTGCTTTACCGTACTCTTTGACGCCTGAAAACTTCATCTTGGACTTATCCCACCGGGTCAAATCCATGAAGTCATCGACCAATTGATTATGTGTGATGGCAGATACAAGCGATCCGTCATCTTCACTGCTTCCTGTAGTTTGTTGGGGGGAAGAAGGAAGTGCACCTCCCTCAAGCAAAGCGACCTTTTTGCCCCCAGGACCCGTGGCGGTCTTAGAGGCCTTGACCCATTTACCACCAACGAGAGCCATTTTCTGACCGCCTGGACCCGTGGCGGTCTGTTCGACGGAAGTCCAATCAGTTTCAGCCATATTCAGTCATCCAGTTTGAAACCAGGGGGAAGAGCAGGATGTTTAGCACCGCCAACACCACCGGCACCGCCCTTCTTGCGTTGCATGTACTGACCCAAAGTTTCTCCGCCCTTCATGCCCTTTTCTGCCTCAAGCAAATCGAGAATATCAGGGTTACTGAGCGGAACAGCTTTACGGATCTTGGTCAAAGATTTATTGAAGTCATCCTTCACATTATCAGGTGTCTTCGGATCATTCTGGACCACATCATCTACTGCTTCAACGATCTGACGAGCCTCGGCCAATTTAGTGATCCGCGTAGTCAATGTATCGCCAGGGGTGAATTTCAGAGCTTCCATCTTCTCGGACAAGCCCACCAGACCTGTTGCAGCGCCGACCGCTTCAAGTTGAGCCAAGTTACGAGACAAACCAGTGAAGTACACGTTAGCTTGCTGAGTTTGTCCCTCTGTCATCGTTTGCGCCAATCCGCGTTTCGTCATAGAGAACAGGCTACCTGTTCCCTTTTCGCTGCCGACCCATTGGCCCTCAAGTCCAGTACTAACACGAGACAAATTCTCGATCGATCGAGCGGCTTCAGTAGCACTCACCGACAGACGTTTATTCACAAGTTCAACCATCTGACCATTTTTCCCGCCTTCTTTCTGAACAGCTTCTTTGCGATCGCGTTCCATCGCTGCACGCTGCGCCTGGATTCGAACCCGTAATTCTTCCAGTTCCAACTGGCGTTTGCGTTGTTCGTCTTTCTTTTTGTCGGCCTCCTCCTTCCGCAAAAGATCCTGCTCTTTCAAGCTCAATGTGGCTCGATCCTTCATGGTCATTGCGGTTCGGCGCAGCGCGTCGATTTTTGCTGGGTCGTATGTTTTATATTCTTCAGGTACCTTATCCCCGGGGTGCAGGGCTTCGTAACTCTGCACCGCTTTATCAAGGGAGGGTTGATCTTTTACTTCTTCGAGCGCTGCTTCCATCCACTGAAGTCTTTGGACTTGTTCAGCCTGTTGGAGTTTATTGCGCTGCTCTTTCAGCAAGTCTTGACGTTCTTGCTGGGTCTGTGCTCTTTCAGCGAGCATCAATGTATTACCGGCAAGAGTCGGATTGCCTGACGCAGCCAATTCGTTGGCCTGAATTGTCAATGCGTCTGCGGCGGTCAGCTTTTCGCCACTTGCTTGGGCATTCTGGACCGCCATTGCGGCTTTTTTCAGCGCGACTGTATCGCTTTCTTTTTGGTTTGCTTCGGCTGTAGTCAAGCGTGCTTGACCTTTAAGCAGGTCCAATTTCAAAGGATCTGCTTGCTTGTCGTATTGGAGCTGCTGTTGTCGTTGTTGTAGTTCAACAGCCTGCAGCTGTGGTTGGTAAAAGTCAAAAGACATATAGGTCCTTTATGCGAGCGCAGCCAGCATCAGTGCAGATTCACCCACAGCGTCTGCAGAACCTGCCGATGCCGCCCAGCTACCTGCTCCCATCGCTTCACCGCCAGTCATGAACCCAGCAGCACCACCACCACCGCCGCCAAGCAACCCCATCAATGACCCAGCGCCACCGCCACCACCGCCGCCAAGCAACCCCGAGAAAATTGAAGCCAACCCACCAGCACCTGAAGACTGTACCGACGTACCTGTATTGATGGCCCCTACTGTGGAGGGCATACCACTGGCAAGGGACTGAAGCAGGGCGATTTGTTGGTTGTAAAAGTTCTGACCGTAATCAGCCAGCGCGGTCATTTCATTGCCGGACCCAATGTAGCCACGTGCTGCAAGTCCACGTTCCACGGCTTCCATGCCAGATTTATATCCGCCAGTAGAAGTGATTTTACTGGGATCGTTGATCAATTCATTGATCTTTTGGCTTGCGTTCTTCTGGTAAGCCAATTGCTCCAATGATGCGTCGGTCGCACTGTCTCCTGCTGCGGATGTTTTCGCACCGGACACACCGCCGAGAACCGAACCGACAAGAGGACCGGCAAGAGGACCGGTAATAGCAGTTTCCCATGCTCCAAAGATACCGGAAGCTGCTTCAGCTACTACGCCCATTTTGTGTCCTTTCGATGCGGTATATTTGATGCCCTAGTGTAGACTGGTCTGTTTTAATCCAGCCCATACGTTTTGCGAGCATTTGAACAGACGGGTTTATTATGGGGGCTATCAGATAAGTGTGAGGAAGTACTTGCCACACTTCTCGCATAAACCGTCGTGTGTGTTTCAATATCGATAATCCCGATTCATGGCCCCACATATGTACCATCGGATTAGAACTATCGATATTGACTGTAAAAACTATGGTACCATAGTTGAACAGTACCACATGACCGGCTGCTATCTTCTCTAGTATATATTTTACCACATCTTCCCTATGAATGTCAATCCCTCCAACTGAGGTCTTCATGACGATCAGGTCGATGGCATTCATCTGTATACCGCATTGATAGTCGGTGAAGAAGTGTACGTGATCTTCACTGTATCACCAGGAAATATCATCACTTGTCCTGATGATACTCCAACCGGGTAATATGTTGTACTGTCACGGGAATACGATATCCCTACGCCTGTCCCCCCTGATATAAGTAACATCACGTTATATGGGAGCGTATTGGTCCATATGATCGGAGAAGCTCCACTGACGGCACTTGGTGCAGCGCCGTCACCGTTCATCGCACGATCGACCTCCTTGAACCAGCCCCTCCATTTTTCCGTAATCGTATATGCAATGTCACTCATTTTACGGGAAATATTCTCGTAAAACGGGGGTTGAGTAGTAGACCGCGCCATCATGTACTTCCGTATGTAATTCTCGCCTCAAGTCCAGTTACTCTGAACGGTGCGAGTGATGAATGTGTAAGCATATATGCTCTTCGTCTGAATGTACCACAATTCACTAGCGTATTGTTGGACATCGATAAATCCAATGTCCTCGGATCACTCCATGTATTATAATCGTCGTCACTTACCTGCAGTGACATCATGCTGTTACTGTTGATGTCTGCATGGACTTCTGTCCTTGGGCAGTACTTCTTAAGCTGAGTCCCACCATTCCACCTGGGTGTCACGATTGTCGAGGTGACCGGCACAGTTGTGCCTGATGTGATTTCGTCACCTATTTTTGTTTGAGACATAGTGTATACACTACCATTGGTCTCATGGACCAACACTTTGCCATACCACACGTCAATTGCCGCGCCGAATGGTACGTGAGTATCGCTTATCCCGGTAGCGTCACTGTACCATTGGTACCATAGATCTTGCGTGAGATCATATACCAATGTGATCTGAGCGTCCAATAAATTCGCAATATAATACGTATGTCCGTTCGAAGTATATGCCACAGCTGTACTGTCTTCGACGTTCCCTAATATCCGTTCAATGGATGGAGTAGAAATAACTCGACATTGGAGCCCTTCCATCATAGCGAACCCTTTGGCACCTGTTTTTGTGTAATACTGCCAAATGATTTTACCACCGAAATTCACAATAGATCTGGCGGAAGAAGCGCGGCACCCCATTGAAGAAATATGTGCGGGTTCATTTCTGGCCAGTGGAGATCCCGATGGGTTACCGGCATCATACAGAAATTCAATGGAAGTGGTTTTGAATACAACCAAATAATTCAGCTGTGTATTCAAAGCAGTCCCAGAATCTGAATCCCCACCGACAGAGATCTTATTCAGCGCATTCCATGTTGTCAAGTCACTGATATTACTACCGTAAATGACACTATTTGTGTCCATATAATAAACGGTATTGTCGATGGTGACAACACCATACGCGAAGCTACCACTACCATTCAAAGACGCGGTGACATCAGTCAGTGCCCCCGGGGATGCACTATCAAATACATATCCC